ATTACATGCCAGAGGAATTGTTCAAGGAAGATGGATCAGTTTATAGCGAGGACAACAGTGTTGAAGATTCGGACAAAGAAGAAGATTCGGACAAAGAAGACGACGACGATGGATTGCCGTTTTGATTAACGTCCAAAAGAAAGGGTATCGTGGTGAAGTCGAGGTTCTCAATTTATTTGAGAGCCTTGACATCGAAGCAGTACGAGCATGGGGTAGTGATGGTCGCAGTATTATGCAAAAAAGCGACGTTGATATATTAGCAAAAGTGGATGACATGGATTTAAAGGTACAAGTTAAACGTCGCAAAAAACTTCCAGCTTACTTGCAGTTTAAGAATTGTGATCTTGTAGCTACAAGGCAAGATAGAGGTCGCTGGATATATATTTTACGTGAGTCAACTTTTAAAAGATTATTAGAGAAATGTGTTTCGTAATTAACAAAGATTATGCTGAAGAATTTAAAATGAAAAGCATGACAAATGATTTCATAAAGGTTGGCGAACCAGAGAGTTCTTCAGCAGATATTGCCGATCATGTCGCAGTGCATGAAAGCGGGGTCAAAAGTGTTGTAAAAACTGGTCAAGGGTCGGCGTTGGTGGTAACAGCCAAGGCCCCGCAAGCATTAGGAGATAATAAAATGAATGCAAGAGCAAATTTAGTCGAAATCGTTGGTAGCAGCGTAGATAAGGTTTTAAAAAAACATAAAGTTAAAAACAAAGATAAACGCATCGAGATTGCCATGGATGTATGCGACGAGATTTTTAGATTTTTAGACAATCCAAAAAACTTTAAGAAGAACGATGAACGGTAAAGAATTTAATCAGCTTAGAAAAGAAATTTTTGAAAGAGCAATGTCATTGAGTGACGCCAAGAGCGTTGAGTATACCATATCTAATGAGGACCGTTTATTTAATTTTAAATTGGTAGCACAAAGACTGGGAATAAAAGCAATGCAAGCTTTGCTTGTATATGTTTTAAAGCATATGGACGCACTTTGTAATGACGCAAAAACTGGTAAGCAGTTTAGCGATGAAACTTTTATAGAACGATGTATAGACATAATCTGCTATATGGTGCTAGCAATAGCACTTTATACTGATTTAAAACGAAAACCACAACCAAATGAAAATAACACTAAACCAGTTGGAACTGAGCATGGCTCTACTGAGCGGAGCGGAGAGACTGCTACAGAACCAAAAAAATGGAAAGAGTATACGCAAACAAAAACTTGATCCAGACATAAATGGAATGGCTGGCGAAATTGCCGTAGCCAAAGCGTTTAATCGATTTCCAGATTTATCAGTAGGACCACACAGGCGTGGCTACGATCTTATCATTACTGGCCGTAAGGTTGATGTAAAGACCACAACATATAACCCCGGTTATCTACAGGCAAAACTCAATAAAAGATTTGAAGATGCCGACATTTATTTATTAGTTACAGCTGATTTACCGCATTATACCATACAGGGCGGTGCTACAGCACAAGACTTACTGCGCTCGACCAATATAAAAGATACAGGGTATGGACAATTTTATACCTTGGAACAGAATCAATTACAGAGTGTGCAGCAGCTTTGGAGCAATCGCTATGCACAGTCTCAATAAGGGTAAGATGGGCGAGCTAGCTGTGCAAAAAAATTTAATACAACAAGGATATGGTATCTATGTACCAGTTGTGGATTCAAAACAAGTAGATCTTATTGTTGAATTAAATAACGGATCGATGAAGCGAGTTCAAATTAAAACCGTCACAGAATTAAAACGCGGTACAGCTGTAGAGGTTAGCCTTACAAAATATAAAAATACGAATAGAATTGACGTCGTCGCTGTGTATTACATGCCAGATGACATTATTGCATATGTGCCTTATGAAAATACACATGCGTTATCGCTTGCATTAAAAACTAGCAAAAACAACCAAACAAAACATCGCAAGTGGTTTTACAGTTATGAACATTTTCCGGAGTTCAGTTGATGGAACGTCATTATGCTGGCAGTATATCCTATGATAATGATGAAGGGGAATGGGAAGATGCGATGTTTATGGCGTTTTCTATTGAGGACTTGTGTAAGGACATGAAAGCGTTTATGAAGCGCAGAAAAAACTCAGAAGTACACTTTGCTTCTTATGTAGATAAGTGGGGCAAAGAACATGACATAACAAACGATGTGAAGGAGAGAATAGATGTTGCAATTAAAAAATGAAGAAACCAGAGGACGTAAACTTATTGTCGATGATGTATTAAAGGCATGTGGTAAGTGTGGTCAAGTTTGGGAAAAAGTTAATAAACGCGTATATGCGGTAGATCATATTATTTATCCTCATGGAGTAATACCTAGATATGGTAAAGAAATTAAAACATGTCCAAGGTGTAAGTGATGTTTTTAATTGACGTAGCAGAGTGGTGCGTAGAAGCACTTGTGTTAGGTTTGTCTTTTTTCTTTTTTGCGATTGGAACATTCATTTTATTAATGGTCATAAGTGTCTGTAAAAATGCAATAACAAGAAATGATTTTATAGCAGATTTTAAGGAGTGGGTAAATGGGAAAAATATTAAAGCATAGTAAGTTTAAAAAGCATGGCCAACATTACTTATTAGACGATGAAACCAAAGCGCCAAGTGTGACCACGGTAATAAGTAATAATTTAGGTTGGAATAAAAATGCATTGATGAACTGGGCAAAGACCCAGAGCGCCATGGGCAATGACGTGGATGCGATGTTAAGTGATGCTGCTGATACTGGTATATTACTTCACTTGCTTATTGAAGCTCATCAGCGTGGATTTGATGTAGATACCAGAGACTTTACGGCGAATCAAGAAACAGCTGCACTAAAATGCTTTACTGGGTATCTAAACTGGGCGAATAAAGTCAAGTTTAAACCACTGGCAAGTGAGGTAATTATTGTAGATAATGATCAGCGTGTAGCGGGAACGGTGGATTGTATTGGTAAGGTAGGTGATGACTTAATCTTAATTGATTGGAAAACGAGTCGATATTTATATCCAGAGCATAAAATTCAAGTATCTCAGTACGTACACATGATGGAAAAGCCTAATAAGGTTAGCTATATCACCGTAAAAAATGGTAAGGCAAAAAGACTTACGCCGGAAAATAATAAACGCAAATTTGCCTATGCTATGATATTAAGATTTGATAAGACCGAGGTAAAGTACCACCAACATAAGGTAAAACGTGAAAAGATTGAAGCGGGTATCATCGCATTTCAAAACCTTTTAAACCTACATAATATTAAGAATTCAGTTTGAAACCGCAGTTTAGTCGCGTTAATTCGCGCGGTACTAGAGCGGTTTGCCCACAGCCAGATTGTGGAACAGACTTTAGTGTCGCTATACATAAAGATTTTAGCTTTTGCCATAGATGCAGAAAGCATTGGAAGCACCATAAAAAAAACCATATGGATATAGAATCTTATGAACTGGTAAACACACGCACGCCAGTGTTTATTCGGGGAAATAAAGTACGTGAAGAATCTAAATATGATAAAGCACGAGATAATTATTTAAAATATTTTAAGGTAGTAACCAAGCATTTGGAGCTGCCATGGCCAGAAGCAGCAAAAGAATATGAAATTGGAGCTTTAAATAAAGGCGAAAATGATGTCCAGTTAGTATTTAAAATTGAGGATGACCATTATAAATATCATAAAGGTAGGCAGTTTGGCAATGCAGATTGCAAAATTTTTCCATTAAGCGTGCTTCCACAACTACAACCCCATAGCACGCTACTGGTCGTAGAAGGCGAGAAAGACGCGATTACGGCCAATTCCAACGGTGCGCCAGCTATAACCTTCACATCGGGTGCTGGCGCACTTCCCTCCAATATTGATTCGATTAAAGAGTTTACAAAAGTTGTTATTTGTTACGATAATGATCAGAAAGGTAAGGAAGGCGCAGACAAAGTTGCGATGCAGTTATATAAGCAAAATAAAAACCGTAAGCTTAAAATATTAAAATGGTCAAACAAGCCAGATAAATATGACCTCACAGACTATTTTAGAGACGGATATACGGCCAATGACTTGTATAGCTTGATTGACAAAATGCCGGTGTACGGCTCTCATGCGTCGGACTTTGGCGGTTTAAATGCATATGATCCAGAAACATTTATTAATAGGTTTCAAGATGAAGTCGTACAAATATGTGAAGAAATACTTTTAGAGAATGGCACTTCTAGCATCTCTGGCCAATCAAACGTAGGCAAGTCTATACTGGCTTTGCAGTTCGCTATGTCTGTGGCTATGGGAGTGCCATTCCTTACTTTTGATGTACCACGGCCACGTAAGGTGTTACTGGTCCAGTTTGAGATGATGGACGCCCATATGCGGACCAGAGTCAATAAATGTATGGCCGGGATGTTGTCTCAGTATCCTAATAAACAATCGCTATTGCGTGACAATTTGAAAATCACATCTATGGAAAATATTAAAATATTTACGGACCAGTACAAAGCGATTGAAGGAAACCTCATGTCAGGCGATTTTGATGTCTGCGTTGTGGACAATTTGTATAGCAGCTCTGGTACGCAGCTGCATAAGAATGATGCATTAACACAGCTCATGAGCCGTATTGATGAGCTAAGAAAAGAATACCAGTGCGCGTTTATGATGATCAGCCATCATAAGAAGCTGGAAGAGAAACGGCCGTTGGAGCATAGTATGGTGTATGGTGGATCGTACTTTGTGAACTTTCTGGACAATCTGGTCCAAGTGGCCAACACCGGGCGTCACAATCAGTTAAAGGTGTTTAAGATCACCAAGATCCGGACCGAGAACGAGTTTCATGAAGTCCCACTGGGGATCTGGCTGCATGCAGATGATGATGAATTGTATTTTAAGTATCGTAAGCCGTTGCCAAAAAACGAAGCGTATTGGTATACGGATCCTGAAGAGAATGCGGAAGAGCGGGTGCTAAAAGCTTTGGATACTGAGGGTGACAATTTTTCATACATGCAGTTTGCAGATGCGCTGGAAAAGACCTTAAAAATTACCAGCATGAAGAGTGTATATAAATGGTTGGATAAGCTGGAAAACATGGGGTATATCTTGAAGATTGAGCGCGGACATTACGTTAAATGTGCTAATGAATTGGATAACTTAATAAATTAGCGCATGGGTAAAAAAAGTAAAAAAAGTAAAAAAAGTAAAAAACTTTTTTACTTGGCAACGCAGTTTCGCAGTAGTCGTCACGTCAATCTTTTTTACTTTTTTTACTTTTTTTACTTTCTAGGGGTGTACGGTGTTTTTTTACACTAGATGTCCATTAAGCCACCAATATGATAAACAGTGTGTTTTTGCGTATGATGGCGAAAACGGCATTGAATGCCGATATATATTTGGCTGGTATCACGATCTTAGTATTACCTATCTAGATCGATGTTTTTTAAAAATGAAAACGCGTGACAAATTGGCGTGGCGTAACCGAATGATAAAAAAATTCGGCGAGCCTAAAATATAAAAACCTTCCAATCGAAAATATTAAAATCGACATTTCTTGATCAAAACCAGCAAAATTTTGATCAAATTTGACTTTTGGAGTATCATTTTGATACGGTCATTTTGAGAGTTTTGGATCAGTAAAAAACACGCTTAAAAAGTGCCGAAAATCGCCGGATCTGGGACAACCTCCAGCGATCAAAAAAACCCGCGAAAATGGCCGGATCTGGCCGGCTGTGATCCGCTATAAACGCCGGACCACAGAAAGCCGGGTAAATGATCCTAGTTTTAAGGCCGTACCTGGTCCTATATCACGCCAAAAAAGCCGCGTTTTGTCGTCAAGCGGGGTTAGGTATGGCCGGCGGGAATTCGTTTTAATTTTGGCTAGTTACGGAACAAAAAAAACCCGCATTTCTGCGGGTCTTTTTTCGGATCTGGTACGCTTTTAGTCTTGGTCCGGTGGATACATTCGATTAGCTATGATATAGCCAGCGATCCAATACACGGCGCAAAATAGCCAATAGTATAGTTCATTAACTGTCATAATTCCACCAGTTCAATTTCGCATTTTTTTAAACATTCAATTGTGAATTCGTCAAAATTTTGATGGAATTTGTATTTACTAACCATAGACGCCGCGCCAATCTGCAAAAATGTATCATTTATTTCGTCTTGTATCATATTGCGCAATAGGTATCCGTCAAACATTTCAAGCTTAATCATATTATCATATTTACAAAACAAGTAGGCTATGAGCCAGCCGGGCGTATTCGGTTGCGTATCTATTGCGGTCATTTTTTTATCGGTATCGATATAATACTCTATTATTCTTTTTTTCATATCAATGCACCGGTATAACTATTGACACGCCGCCAAACTTCTCGCGGTTGCCGCAAGCGTGCGGATTTTCTTTAATAAGTGTACACTCGCCGCAATATTTCGGACATA